CCCTTAATTAAATCTCCTGGGTCAGTATTTCCAGTCATGTAAAGAGCAATGGCGGCACCTAGAAAGTGACGACCATAGCTTGCTAACGCTGCTAGAATTTTCTCCTGCATTGTTACCTTTCCATCATTGTTTAGATCTTCTTTGATTGTTGCCAAGTTAGATCCTCCTTATTTCTGGGCCTTGTGCCCAGGAATTTTGGGGTTGTCCCCAATATTTATTATATACCTTTTATGCGGAAATGTCTACAATCTCACAATTGCCATCTGAGGTGCAGGCAAGGGTTTGAGTTCCGCTAGTACCATCTTCTGTCTCATAAAATGACAAATCTTCCCAACGAATATTTGAAGGCATTTTAGCTAGAAGTTCAAGATACTCTGTTTCTGTAACTTGTTGATAAGGAGCCTGTTTGTATGAGTGATCTGAATGCGGTAGAAATGAAATACCTGATACTTCATCAAAATGCTTATATACCCAAGCACCTACCTCCATCCATTCTTCTTCTTTTACAGAAACGGTAATAGACGGTTTATGTTCGCACCATTCTCGCTGGTATACGAGCCAAGTATTCAAATGATCAATAGCGGTTAAATCATCTCGTATAATAGCGCCTTCTGGTGCTTTTACTGGAAATGAAAATACATATGTATCATTTGGTTTCATGAAGTCATCTTCACAAGGAATTCCTACTTCCTTTAAAAATACTGATAATGGATCTTTCTTATCTCCACGAACTGTACGGATATAATATGGAGAATGCCACGGATGCATTCCTGAAGACACCCCTGTCAATTGAGATACCGTTCCTGAAGGCTTTACACAGGTAATAGCAGCAGACTCATTGATTCCAATATTTGCTGCCTCCCCTTTATTAATTTCTCTAGCCAAGTCACGAATCTCTGAAAGAAATACTCCAAGATTATCTAGGCCTTCTTTTCCAGACATAAAATTATGTCCAAATTGACCAGTAATAGAAACTCCTAAAAGTCTCTCTTCTTCTGTATTGTCTTTCCATATTTTACGAAGATACTTGAAATCTGTAAGTGTAGATTGCCATGTTCCTAAAATTGTTGCCAACCTTACTTTGTCTTCAATATCAGATAAGGTGTCATCTTCACGAATTACAACTTCAGAGAGGTTACAAAATTGATAAGGTCTGAGGATAATTTCTGAGCATGGGTTTGTTCCGTAATGGATTTCAGGGTCTCTCCGTCCCCATCTTGCTGCTTGTTTTTGAGCAGCAGCCACATTGTATATACCTCGTTCGCCTGATTTAGAATCATATAAGTTCTTCCATTCTGCAATAAACTGCTCCATTTCTGGTTTGCGAGAATATGCTACTGAGTTATTTGATAATGCACGTTGCGTGTTGTTCTCCCACCAGTTTCCTGATTTTGCTGCCGCCATCTCAATATCATTAATATTTGATAATGAAATCATAGCAGAACGACGAACTCCACCAACAACTACTACTTCGCCAATTTTACACATAATGTCATGAGCTTCAATTGGCTTTAATTGACGACCTGCTGCACCTTTAAACTTTGCGATTGTAAAATCAAAAAGATTAATTAAAGGCTGAGGACCTGATGAGCGTCCTCCCATTGTTTTAAGACGTGCACCTGCTGGTCGTAGTTTAGAAACATCGATTGCTGGAATCTGTCCCGCCCACAACATTGCAAGGAGTTCACGGTAAGCCTTTGCCCACCCAGTCTTTGAATCTTCAACAACAATTACAGTTGTAGATTTTTCAAATGATTCTGGGACGGCGGGAAGTTTATTAACATACTTATACTCAACAGAAAATCCAACACCAGTTCCACACATTAAAATATACATTGTTTCATCAAATGATCTAGGATTGTCTACTGGGACAAATGAACAGTTATATCCTGCAACATGGTCTCTTGCGAGAGCTGGACCTGCAGTCATTACTGCTCTCATTGAAGGCATTACATTTCTGTCATATACAGCATTCTTTAATTCTTTTACTACAATATCATTTGGAGTATAGTTAAAGTTATTTTTCAGATGATCAATCATGAAATCAAAATAGCGATCTACAGTTTCTCCCCATTTTTCACGACGATTTTCTTCTGGCATCCATCTTGCATATCTGGACAATGCAATAAAATTTTCATATGGATTTTCAATAACTCTTGACATATAACACCTTTTCTCCGCCTTGCGGTTTGATTTAAAAATTAGATAGAGTCTTATTCTAGCAAACTTTATTTATAGAGGGAAGAGGTTAAGAAAACTTTTTAAAGATATGATCAAAGGCATTATTGGTCAACTGCTTCCAATTGTATTCTTCATGAATTTTAGTTGACTGAGCATAGTAATAACCTGAATAGGCAGAAAAGTTAATAGTAACATCTCTCATAAGTTCAAGTAGATGTTGATAGTTTGGTTCAAAAACTTTTCCTTCATGTGGAAATGGCCATGGAGAATCTATAAGTTCTGATTTTAATTTTAATGGTCCAAGATAATTTTCATAATGTGCCCAACCATCTGTACAAATTGTTGGCATACCTGTAGCTAATGCTTGTAATGGAATAAATCCAAATCCTTCTCCATATGACGGATAAATTAATACATCATGTTCATGATATAATTTAACTAATTCTTCTGTTGTCATATCTTTATCTATTATATATATATTATTATATAGATCATTTGGTAAACCTATTATATTCTTATCTATATAATTATTATATATTCTAGTAGTATTATGTTTAAAGACTTTAAGTGTTAACGAGTACCTCGGATTATTACCAAACAAATTTGTAAAAGCGTCAACAACCATTTGGCCCGCCTTCCGTGGCGCCGGCTCCCCGACATGCAAAAACTTAATAACATCTTTTTCACGACGGCGGCGGGGCGACCAAATAGGATCTATTCCATGCGGAAAAACACGAACATCTTTATATCCATTATCTTCAAAAACATTAGCACACCAATTAGAAGTTGTCCATATTTCATCAACTAAACTAAGATTAGATCTCCATTTTTCTGGAATAACAGTTGATTCCCATGGAGTATAACTAATCTGATATTGTCCTCTATGTAATTTAAAATATTCTGCTTGAGAAAAGTTTATCTGAACTGGAGCTTTAGGTGTTTGAAATCCTACAGAATGCCCTAATTGATTTAAAGAATCTACTATTTTTGTACCAGCATGACCATAGCCATTATTAGTTTTCATATTAATAATTGGCGTTGAAAATGAAATTATCATAAATTTTTTTCTGGTCGACCGGCTTGACACGACTTGTCAAACAATGTTATTATTATAGTTCGTTATCTCTAAAGGAGGAAATGCCAATGGAGAATATCAAACAAAAGCTGAGCGATGTTGCTCATAGTTGGACTGTTATAGGAATGATAACATTGTTTCTATTTGGAGTCCAGCCCGAAGCAATAGAACACGCACAAGCATTAGTTGTTAAGCCCGATACTATAACAGTTGAGGAAACTAAACAACAAAAGCTAAAAGCAGAAAAACTGAAGAAAGAAACGCTGGAAAAATTCAGCAACACTGTATACAAGCCTTCTGAAATGCTTACAGATAAAGAGTTACTACAGTTACTTAAATTTGTAGGTTTTGAAGGTAATGGTCTTAAAATGGCCTGGGCAGTAGCCAAGAAGGAGTCTAATGGACGCCCAATGGCTTATAACGGTAACAGGAAAACTGGAGACAGTTCCTACGGAATTTTTCAGATCAACATGCTAGGAAACCTTGGCGATGATCGTAAAGAGAAATTCGACCTGAGATCAAATGTACTTTTATTTGATCCAGTAATTAATGCAGAGATAGCGTATCGTATGACTAATGGCGGTATAAATTGGTCATCATGGAAAGGCTTAACGCCGGCCACAAAAGAGTGGCTATCAAAATTTCCACAGTAGTTAGGAGATAAATTGAGGATACAAATAGTATCCAAATATTTAGACCTTGCATCACAGGGCCTTGTATCAGAAATGGCATGTCCATTAGATCAAGGCCTTTTGATGCCTAATCAAGATATTAATGATAAAATTTATTTATATTGTCTTTCTTGTGAATACAAGAATTTTTTAGGATTGGAGCAATATGGAAGAATGGAAAGAGCGGTTGCTCAGTCTAGTAAATAGCAAAATAAAATTTGTTGAGGAAAAATGCTGTGAGCATTGTTCTTGTCAAAATGAATCGGCGGCAGTAAAAGATACTGATGCTATGGGCAGAGAAAAATTCTGGGAAGATTTAGGTAGACCTTAATGGAGCAGGAATCAAAAGACCTTAGTGAAAATTTAGATATGGTCAACTATATTATGCTACACCGTATTTATGACGTAATGACTATTATTGCCAGTAAATTAGTCGGAGCTGAAGAAGTAGAAAGAATGATTGAATATCACGATAAAGGATTTTTATTAGGCCCCACTCCTTCATATACACCAAGCGAAGAAAATCAAGAAAAGTAGTTGACTTAAAAAATAAGTTATGTGATACTTAGATTTGCACGGGTCGTAGCATCCCACCGTTTGCTCCCCGTGCTTACGCTTCGGCGTAGCAAGTCCCAATTGGATCCGCCTCCGGTTGGGATTTGTCCTTTCTAGTGCAATTGCGAAGCAATACGCAAAAAATTTAGTGCAAAATGCAGTGCACGGCGGAAGAGAAGAAGCGGTATAATATCAATATGGCAGTAAATCACGGAATTATTCAAATAGGTGCAACAGCTATATCACTTAGTAATTGGCACATACAGAAATCAGAATCGTCTCTGATTATTAAGAATATTTCCTTCAATAACGTTTATATTGGCGCAAGCCACGTAACCACAAGTAACTATGGATTTAGGCTTTTGCCAGAACAAACGCTAAGCATTACGCTTGGACCATATGATGAAATATTTGCTATAACAGATTCTACGGCGGAAGTTTCAATATTGGTATTGGAGAACTAATGGCAACATATATTAATGCTACTTCGGGAATACCTCAGTATTCTCCTTCTACTCCCGCCTCATTTGGTTTTGATGCATTTGGTAGAACTAAAGTTTCTAATCCATACACACTCTTTGACAACCAACATAGATATGCGTCAGGAGATGAGTTTAGCGATATCGTAACAGGCGGTGCATCAGTAGCATATGCTTTAAATGAATCTACAGATCTTTTAAGCGTAGGCACAGCATCAGGAGATAAGGTTTATAGAGAGTCTAAGAAATGCTTTCCATATCAACCAGGTAAAGCTTTAACAGTTATGCAAACCTTTGTAATGGCTCCAGCTCAGACGGGGCTTCGCCAAAGAGTTGGCTATTTTTCCCGTCAAAATGGAGTATATCTACAACAAAGTGGAAACACAATATCAGTTGTTCGCAGAACCTTTACAAGTGGCGCAATTGAAGAAGAGATAGTAAATCAAACAAGTTGGAATGTTGATCCAATGAATGGACTTGGTCCTAGTCGACTACATTTAGATTTAACTAAGGCACAGATTCTATTTATAGAATTTGAATGGCTTGGGGTGGGATCGGCAAAGATAGGATTTGCTGTTAATGGTCAATTTATTACAGTACATCAGTTTAATCATTCTAATATTATAGATAAGGTTTATATGACTACTGCTACCCTTCCGCTTCGATATGAGATTGAAAATATTGCAGCTACGGCAAGTAGCAGCGCAATGAAACAGATATGTGCATCAGTTTTGTCAAATGGTGGATATGATAGAAAACCAGAGGTCTGGTCTGCATCTCGCAATACACTCTTTACAAACATCGGCACAAGCTTTGTTCCTCTTGCTGCAGTGCGATTGAAAACTGGCAGAATGGATTCTGTAGTGCAAATTGCAAGAATAAATATAGCTACAACAAGTAATAACTTATTTGAATTTGCACTTCTAAGAAATCCAGAGATAACTGACGGAACTTGGGTAGAAAATACTCCAACACAAGATACTGAATACAATGTGACTGCAACATCTATGACTGGTGGAACAGTCGTTCGCAGAGGATTTTTGGCGGGATCGAATCAGAATAACGCAGCTACAGACCTAGAAATAGAAAATAGCTTTGATCTACAATTAGGTAGAACTAATGCAGATTCCCCCGTATCTGATATATATTGTTTAGCTATAAGAACAGTATCTGGTACTGGAG